ATAGTTTCAAAAAAACAGGTTGTGTCTGGAATCCACAATCAGGTAAAGCCTTTTCAAACAAGCTAAAAGACATGCATCCAGCAAAATTAATGAATTATATGATGCAATCGTTGGAAACCTCAAATAATATTCTTATATTAAAAGAAGTACTAAGGTATTTACAGGATAAAAAGACTAAAGTCGTGTTATACACATATGATGCACTGCTTTTTGACTTTTCTAAAGAAGACGGAAAAGAAGTCTTATTTGGTATACAGAATATACTAGAAAAGGATAATTCTTACCCGGTAAAATTTAAATTCAGTAAAGACTTAGTTTTATAGAAACAGTTTAATATTTATATAAAATGCAAACAGTTACAGATTTTTCGTTGAGCTATGATCTCAATGAAGTTTATTTAAACGAAGATATGAGCAACAAGCTGTTTTGTACGTTCTCTACTGAAGAAACATTAGACGACGTACTTACATCCATAAGAGAAAAATATCGCATAGTGTATAATAAAATATTCGTACTTTACTCAAAAAGTCAAAACGAATATATTTGTACATATAATGTTGATTTTGGTAATGTATCTACTTTCTTAGATAATACCATACTAGTACATAGAAAAAAAGAGACTAACACACTATACACTATCAATGCTTTAAACACATTAATAAAGCAACTAAACGACGGTAAGTTAGATAACTCTTTCAAAGTAAACTGGTCAGACTATAGAAACTGTATACTACTTACAAAAGGACCAGAACTTAAAAGAATTAACACAAAACTTTTTAATATTATTGAGCTTTAAAGTTGCTTCGTTAATTATTTTTTCGTATATTAATAGTAGGTTATAATTAAAAATAAAATGTTATATGGATTTAAATGCTATTAAGGCTAAACTCGATGCCTTAAACAACAACGGACAGGACAGAGAAAAGACAGACTATTCAAAGATTTTTTGGAAACCTGAACTAGGTAAACAAACTCTTAGAATTGTTCCATCTGCTCTAGACCCTGCATTTCCTTTTAAGGAATTAAAATTTCACTATGGAATAGGGAAGTACCCTATGATTGCCTTATCAAATTTTGGTAAGCAAGATCCTATCGAAGAATTTGTGAAAGAACTACGAAAAACCAATGACTAAGACAACTGGTCTTTATCAGGTAAGATTAACCCAAAAACTAGAGTCTTTGCTCCTGTAGTAGTAAGAGGAGAAGAAGATAAAGGTGTTAGGTTATGGGGTTTCGGAGTTACTATTTATAAAGCTCTTTTAGCTCTTGCTGAAGATGAAGATGTAGGTGACTTTACAGACGTAATTAACGGTTGGGACTTAATTGTTGAACAACAACAAGGTAACCCATACCCTACTACAACGGTAAGAATTAAACCAAAACAAACACCATTATCAGATAATAATGATTTAGTAGACCTTTGGTTAAAAGAACAACCAAACCCTGTAGAATCGTTTACTCAATATGATTACGATTTTGTTAAAAAGCAATTGCAAAATTACTTAAACCCCGGTTCAGTAGAGGAAGATCAACCTGCTGCATTACCAGGAGGTACAGATAATACAACCCCTGCAAAAACAGACTTTACTTTAGATAAAGCTGCAACTGGGAATAAAGACACTGTTAGTAAATTTGATGACTTATTTAACGAATAAACATGGCGAAAAAGAAAGAACAAACACAAGTACGTGCAGCAGCGTCTGTACAAAAATCATTCAACTTAGGAAACTTTAAGAAGAAGAAAGGGTATTCCTCCTCATCTGTAAAGTTTAAAGAGCAAGGATGGATACCTCTTTCTAAAGCTTTTGTAGATATTACTTCCTTACCGGGAATCCCAACAGGACATATTACACTACTTAGAGGGCATAGTGATACCGGCAAAACAACAGCTTTACTAGAAGCAGCTGTTAACGCTCAAAAGATGGGGATACTACCAGTCTTTGTAATCTCAGAGATGAAATGGTCATGGGAACATGCTAAGGAAATGGGATTAAAGTTTAATGAAGTAAAAGATGAGAATGGAAATGTAGTAGACTATGAAGGTCACTTCCTTTATGCTGATAGAGGTTCATTAAATACTATTGAAGAAGTAGCAGTATATATGGCTGATTTAATGGATGAACAAGCTAAAGGGAACCTACCTTACGATATGTGTTTCTTTTGGGACTCTATTGGATCTATACCTTGTGACTTATCAGTACGTTCTAATAAGAACAACAATGAATGGAATGCAGGAGCAATGTCTACTCAATTTGGAAATAACTTGAATCAAAAGATTCTGTTATCTAGAAAAGAGAACTCACCTTATACCAATACATTGGTAGCTATTAATAAGGTATGGACTATGAAACCAGAGCATCCAATGGGGCAACCTAAGTTGCAGAATAAAGGAGGAATGTCTATGTGGTATGATGCTACATTAGTAGTCACCTTTGGTAATATTACTAACCCAGGTACTTCTAAAATTAAAGCTGTAAAAAACGGTCTTCAAGTAGAGTTTGCTAAAAGAACGAATATACAGATTGAAAAGAACCATATTGGAGGAGTACAGTCAAGAGGAAGAGTTGTTATGACGTCCCATGGATTTATCGAAGATGATAAAAAAGCAATTGATAAGTATAGAGATGCTCATAAAGAACACTGGTTAAAACTAGTAGGTTCGGTAGACTTTGATCTAATCGAAGAAGGAGATTTAGAAGAAACACCAATATCTCCAAACCTACTAGACTAATGGCGTACGAAAACATACTCAATAATTTAAAAGAAACCCCAC